CCGAAGACTAAGCCTAAGCCTAAGCCTAAGCCTAAGCCTAAGCCTAAGCCTAAGCCACCACCTGAGCCGCCCAAGGTTGAGAGTGATGTTTCTGGTTTGGAGGCTCAAAGAGATAAACTCGAAAGCGAGATTGATTCTTTGGCGTCTCAGCAGAGCGGAATTAAGCCTGTTGTCTTTCGTAAGACAGAAGAAGAGCGTCGAAGAGATGAGCTAAGCTCAGAACAAATTGCGACCAACATTCAAGCAAAAAAAGATCAGCTTCGTTCGGTATTGGCTGACATAAACAAACGCAAGGCTTCGGCTGAACCTGAAGAAGTGACTGAAGCCGCATCGATGACACCGTCTCCGACCAAAGTTTTTGACCCCATGAGGGGTGATGTTTTTCCTGACAGAACTCTTCGTCGTGCAGACGAGAAGGTTCGTCAGGCTGAGAGGGGTGTGTTTACGGCTGAAAGAATGCAACCGGGTGTGTATGAGTATGCTAGTTCAGGTGAGAACCTACGCGAAACCACTCTTCCTGTGGCGGATGAGCCCACGCAACGACGGTATGCTGTCGGTCGTCGCCGTGAGGGGTTAAGAAGAATGCTGGGAATGCAAGAATCTGTTACCCAGCCTGTGCGGTCAATGCTTACCAAGGGGCCGATGGAGCCTTTCTATGAGGGGATTGTTCGTCCCGCAGGGGCAATTATTGAGCCTGCGATTGACTTTGCAAGCCGCGTTCCTGTTGGGTTGGCTGGGGGCTACATCAAATCGGCTTTGACTGGAGAGCCTATACCTGGAGGGACCAACCTATACCTCGACGAGAGATATGACGAAACTCGTGGTGACCTCATGCCTCGACCGGAGTATGCGCCTGAGAGAGTTCAGCGGGGTGGTCAGATGTTTGCGCCTCGGGGTCAGGCAGCCGCACCCATCGATTCGAGAAAACGTGTGAATGCAGCGATTGTTGAACGAAGCAGGCAAGTTGGAGCGATGAAACGGGAGGTCGCCAAACTAAGAGACTTGGCCGAAGAGCAACGTCGTCCAGCAGATAGTTTTGCGCGTATTGCAGCTTATGAAGATGGTATTGAACAACTTCAGGCTGAGTTAGTCCAACTTGAGCGAATAAAAAGAGTTACGATTCCTCGGCGGGAGTATGAGCAATCTATGGCCGGCCCCGGTATTGTTACACCTGAAGAAGCTGAGTAAGATTTAGTCGGAGATTTTCGTGGCCGAAAAAGAAACAGAAGAGCAACCTCAAGTAGACGTTTCGGCGGAGAAGGACGAAACGCCCAAGCCTGAGGGTGTTGTCGAAGAACTCGATGAAGAAACTCAAAAAAAGTACAATCAAGACCTGAAGCTTGATCGTCTCGGTTTTCTTATTGCCGTTAAACGTGACACAGAAAAGCAACTGGACCCAAAAGCGTTTGAGGCAAAGAAAGCCAAAAACGAGCCTGTGTTTAACTATGACGAGGTGTTTGAGGCGGCATCAGAGTTTACAGGCTTAAGCGCTGACGAGTACAAAGCAGCCGCCAAGCAGCAGCGGGCTCCCCTGGCAAACCTGTTTCAAGAGATTGCAGAGAACGAACGCCCAGTTGCGGAGGTCATGAAGCAATTTAAAACTCAGGATGCTCCCTGGACAAAGACACAGCGCCAACGCGATATGGCGCTGAAGCTGAGTACCACCACAGAGAAGGGAATTAAACGTGTTCGTTCGGGCGAAAAGGAGATGTCGCCCGCAGAACGTGCAAAGACGTTGGTTCGACTACTGAAATCAAAAGACTCATCGAATAAGTCTCGTCTCTTTATTGGTGCTCCTGGTGAAGGCGAGGCTGAAGATGCTGTAGTTAAACCGGGTCAGATTGAGTTCAAGCGCCTTGAGGCCAAGGCTGACGCGATCATTAACCCTGAGCTTGCGGTTGATAAGGAACGAGCAGAGATTTGGCAGAAGCATCTGCGTGAGTTGGGTCCAAAGACTATGGGCTCGATGATTAGGAATACTCTTGGTGAAGCCAAGTTTACTAAAATGGTTGACGATGTTGCGACGTACGATCTTAATCGTATGTCTGAGCGAGAGGGTATTCCCCGAGGTAAACCTGGATACGAAACTCTTCGGGCCAAGGCAAGAAAGGGTGCTATCCACCAAGCGGCTCTGCTTCGGGCAGTAAATAAGTTTTATCCGACAGGGTTTATTCAGTACGAAGACATTGACCCCGAGGGTTGGTTGAGAGCCCAGGAAGAGATTGGTAATAAGTCTTGGTTGGAACAAGCAATATCTGCTGCAGCTAAAGTTCGTGTCGAAGTAATTGGTGTCGATCCTGATGAGGTACCAGTTTATCGTTTCGACTCTCCGATGTGGCACATGTTTGAGATGGCTGACACACCTCAGGCTATGGCTACGGGCGTGATGGAGCGGCTCTCGGATGACTCGAAAGATGAAGATATTTGGACGGCGATATACGAGGGTTCGCTCGAGGGTATTAGGAATCGTAGAGACTTCTTAAAAGCAGCCATGTCTTCGGAGGCTATGGATTCTGGTGGCCTAATGGCTTTTGCCGCAGGCTCTGCGGGCGTTACGGCGGCAGTTTTGTCCCCTGATTTGTTTCTGGGTGTAGCTGGAACTGCTCGTGCCACTAAGCGTGTCTCAAATGCTATTGCCTCGTCCGCAAATTTTAAGCGTGCGGCACCTGAACTCATAGAAGCTTTTGGTGATACTGCGGTAAATCTTGCGAAGACCGAGGACGTTTTAGAGGCGGCGGAGCGTGCTGTCGCCAGGGGCGACTACGATGAGGCTCTAAGCATTATTGACGAAGCAATGGAGTTTGCTGGTAAGTCTGATGTTGCGATTTCTAAAGCTCGTAGTGCTGATAAGAAAACTGCTCAAGTTGTCGATCAAATTGATTTTGATATTTCCAGACGTATCGGTCAAAAGAAACCTGAAATTACGTTTACAGAAGGTAAACGATTGGCTGCTTTGGTACCGGGCTCGTTTGGCGAAACGGCTCAAAACATTCATCCGAGTGCGCGACGAGTTGGTTTGCGTGGTGAATCATTGGACCAACTGGTTGGCTTTGGAGAGCTTCTAAGCTCGAGAGAACCGTTAGCTGGTTTAAAAGAAGCTATTGAGTTTCTTAAGTCGGGTAACGTTGACAAGGCTTACAGCGTACGTGTGAGAGAGTTTGCTGGTCGTCCTTTTGCGGATAAAATTAGGG